CATATTGGTCAACAACGTCAGCACTTCGGTGTGGGTAGCAGTTGGACATGTCAATGGGCAACCAGACATATGGTACACTGAAAACGTAAACTGGGTAGGCGGCGGCAACGTGCCAGATCCCAACACCTGGGTGCAGGTCAGCATACCCAGCAGCTTCGTCAACCGTCCACTCTATGACGTTGCCGAGGTAGCAGGCACTCTGTACTTCAGCGGCCGAGGCGTGATCATCAACACTCCTGACCTGGGCAACCCAACCTGGCTGACCAGTCCTTTCTTCAGCAGCGTGAGCGATCTCATCAACGTCACGGGCAGCATGCTGGTTGGTCAACCCTATGCAGGCAGCACTACCAACGTCATGCTGGGTACCAACTTCAGCTCAACCACCAGCGTGCCGCTGGGAGGTGGCAGTGCCAGCAGCCAGCTGGACTTGGTAGCCATAGCCAGCAATCCAGATGGACAGCTGGCAGCAGCATCAAGCGGTGCCTTGCTGTACAGCAACGACGGCATCGGTTGGAGCCAGTTCACCGTGCAGGGTTACTTCTTCCGCAGCGTTATCTGGTTCAGCGATCACTGGATAGCAGGAGCATACAGCAACCTCACCCAACACACCTATTGGACCAGCACGGATGGCATCACTTGGCTACCATGGAACAACGGCGTGCAGATGTATGGCTTGTTTGGTTCAGACAGCATAACGGTCAGCGGCGCTGGCAGCAACCTGCTGGTAGCTGTGACACAAACCACCGGATTCAGCCTGTCAGAAGCCATGTCTGCCAGCAGCGACATCAGCATCAGCCAGCTGCTGCAGGGTTGACTTGACATACCTGCATCAAAACCTTAACATAGAAGAAGGTTTAACTTTTGGAGACTGAGATGAGCATTGGAACACTGAGCGATAGCGACAAGGCCAAGATCAAGGAACTGATTAACCAAGGCGTGGCTATCACGCGCGATGTTGAGACACTGAAGGAAGGTCTCCGTGAGACAGTGGACGCAGTGGCCCAGGAATTGGAAATCAAGAAGACCACGCTGAACAAGGCCATCCGCACTGCTTACAAGATGCAGGAAAACCGCGATGCGCTGGCAGAAGGTCGCGAAGAGCTGGACGAGGTTGAAGAGATCCTCTTGATTGCCAACCGCTCCTAACATGAGCCAGTGGGTCGCAATCACCGGTGGATGTGGCTATGTTGGTAGCCACATCGCTGCAGAAATCAAGCGCACTACCAAGTTCAAGACGCTGATCATAGATGAGCGTGCTGATCAGCTGACCCACACGCATGCTTTCGCTGATCGCGTGATTGCTCAAAGATACGACTGGGTTGAGCCACTCACAGCCATAACAGAGCTGAAACCCAAGGCGGTGATACACTGCGCTGCTGCCAGCTTGGTTGGACCCAGCGTGACAGATCCTGCACACTACTATCAAAACAACGTGGTAAGCCTGCTGAAGCTGTTGGATCACCTGAGATCCTGCAAGATCAACAACGTGATCTTCAGCAGCAGCAGTTCTGTGTACAGTGACGGGCAGGATGCTGCTCGTGAGAACAGCATTCTGAATCCTGTCAATCCCTATGGTCGTACCAAACTGGTCGGTGAGATGATACTGCGAGATTACTGCACTGCCTATGGTCTCAACGCAGTGGCCTTCCGCTATTTCAACGCGGTTGGTGCTGATCCTCGAGCTAACCTTGGGCAGGAACCCGGTGCCACTCACATCATAGCACGCATCATGGAGAGCCAGCTGCGCGGCGAGAAGTTCCACGTTTATGGTGGCGACTACGTGACACCAGATGGCACCTGCATACGTGACTACGTGCATGTGAGCGACATAGCTCGCGCACACGTCATGGGCATGGCCTGGGTGCAAGACAATGCTGGCTTCCATGCCTACAACATAGGCAGCGGGCAGGGCTACAGCGTGCTGGAAGTGCTGAAGACCGTGGAGATGATGACTGGCAAGCCTGTGGACTACGAGATTGGACCACGGCGTCCTGGCGATCCTGCCTTCACTTTGGCAGACACGAGCTTAATAAAGAGAGACCTGCGCTGGCAGCCCATAAAGAGCCTCAGGGATATCGTTTCTGACGCTGCTGCGTGGTATAATAGTGACACATACAAGACCCTGGTCTGACTGGGCTAGTCAGCAACGAGCAAGGTTCGCCGGCCACAAGCGGCAAGGAGGTATACATGAGCTACGTCGACGCCATCATCGACCGAGAAAAGAACACCATCTATGTTGCAGAGAGACTGCCAGATGGTAGGCGAGTACTAACAGAACATCCAACCAAATACGTGGTATATTGGCCCAGTGAACGAGGCAAGTACACCAGCATCCATGGCACAAAGCTAGAGAAGTTCCAGACCAACAAGGACAAGGAATTCAAGCGAGAGCTGGGTGTGCTGCCCAAGGGCAAGCTGCATGAGAGCGACATCAATCCCATCTTCCGCTGCCTGTATGACAACTATCGCGATGCAGCAGCACCGCAGCTGCACGTGGGCTTCTTTGATATTGAGACTGACTTTGATCCCCTGCGCGGTTTCAGCACGCCAGAGGATGCTTTCTCGCCAATCACTGCCATCAGCCTCTATCTCAACTGGATGGAACGCAACATCACCCTGGTGTTGAAGCCCCGCAAGATGAGCCAGCAGGTAGCAGAAGACATCTGCGCAGGATTTTCCGATACCATGCTGTGTGCAAATGAGAAAGAGCTGCTGGACATATTCCTCACGCTGATCGAAGACTGTGACATACTCACAGGCTGGAACTCAGAGGGCTTTGACATTCCCTACATCTACAATCGCATAGTGCAGGTGCTGGGCAAGAGCGAGACTGCTCGCCTGTGCTTGTGGAACAAGTATCCAAAGAAGCGCGAGTATGAGAGCTATGGTCGTGAGACCATCACATATGATCTGGTGGGCCGCTGCCACTTAGACTATCTGCAGCTGTATCGCAAGCATACCTACCACGAGATGCACAGCTATCGCTTGGATGCCATCGGCGAGTATGAAGTTGGTGATCGCAAGACACCATATGAAGGCACGCTGGATCAGCTGTACAACAACGACTTCCGCAAGTTCATAGAATACAGCAGGCAGGACGTGATGCTGCTGGTCAAGATCGATGCCAAGCTGAAGTTCATCGAGCTGGCCAACAACATCGCGCACACCAACTGCGTGCTGTTACAAACGACCATGGGCGCTGTGGTGCTGATCGACCAAGCCATCGTGAACGCTGCGCATGACATGGATCTCATGGTGCCAGCACGCATCAGAGAAACAGAAGAAGAGAAGCAGGCACGCTGGGACGAAGAATCAGAGATGGGCGGGTCAGTGGTTGGTGCTTACGTGGCAGATCCCAAGCCTGGCATGCACGACTGGATCGGAGGTGTTGACATCAACAGCCTGTATCCATCAGTGATCCGTGCGCTGAACATGAGCACGGAAACCATCATAGGACAGATCAAGCCAGAGCTGACAGACCAATTCGTCAAGCAGCAGGTAGCAGCCAAGAAGAGCTTTGCTGACGCTTGGAACGGCGTGTTTGGCACTCTGGAATATCAAGCTGTGATGGAACAGAACAACACGCCGGTGACCATACAGTTTGAAGATGGCAACGAAGTGGTAGTCACGGCCAAGGAAGTGTATGATCTGGTATGGAACAGTGGCAAGCAGCTCACGCTCAGTGCCAACGGTACCATATTTGACTATGGCAAGCAGGGCCTGATCCCGGGCGTGCTCACGCGCTGGTTCGCAGAACGCAAGGAACTGCAGGCAGAATATCGCAAGTGGGCCAAGCTGGCTGACGAAGCCACCGATCCAGACGAGAAGGCCGAAGCCAAGCGCCAAGCAGTGTTCTATGACCAACGCCAGCTGATCAAGAAGATTTTGCTCAACAGCTTGTACGGCGCTGTTGGCAATCCCGGTTCGCGCTGGTATGATCCGCGAGTGGCACAGAGCACAACACTGAGCGGTCGCTGCATCGTCAAGCACATGGCATCAAAGATCAACGAGATCATCGATGGCGCCTATGAGCACACTGGCCGCAGCATCGTGTATGGTGACACTGACTCGGCATACTTCTCAGCTTACCCCGTGATGAAGGACAGCACAGAGTACGCAGACTTTGAGTGGACCAAGGAAAACGTCATAGATCTCTACGACAAGATCGCTGACATGACCAATGCCAGCTTCCCGCAGTTCATGTACGAAGCTTTCCATGCTCCCGAAGAGAACGGCAAGATCATCAAGGCTGCTCGCGAGCTGTGTGCTTACAAGGGCTTGTTCATCACCAAGAAGCGCTATGCTGTGCTGATCTATGACAAGGAAGGCAAGCGCCGAGATACCAATGGCAAGCCCGGTGAGATCAAGGCCATGGGCTTGGATCTCAAGCGATCAGACACTCCCAAGACCGTGCAGGACTTCCTGCAGGACGTGCTGGTTGGTGTGCTCACGGGCAGCGGTCGCGAAGAGAGCTTGGAGCGTATCAGCGCATTCAGGCGCGAATTCAGATCATGGCCAGGCTGGGAAAAGGGTAGCCCCAAGCGTGCCAACAACATCACCAACCATGCCAAGAACCAAGAACAGATGGAGCGTGCTACCATAGGACGCAGCAACGGCAAGAAGGTGATGATACCAGGTCACGTGCTGGCATCGCTGAACTACAACAAGCTCAAGCGCATCTACAACGACAACTACAGCATGCCCATCCAGGATGGACAGAAGGTGATTGTCTGCAAGCTGCTGCCTAATCCCAGTGGCATGACGTCAGTGGCCTATCCCACAGACGAGCTCAAGCTGCGCACATGGTTCAAGGAACTGCCGTTTGATCACGATGCCATGGAAGCAG